CGCTAAAGAGAAAGTTGAACCTTTTATTGATAAGAGTTATCAGAATCTTGCTTCATATGTAAGTGCATATGACCAGAAGATGCAGATGAAACGTGAGGTTATTGCAGACAAAGGTATCTGGACTGCAAAGAAAAGATATATTCTAAATGTATTTGATAATGAGGGTGTTAGACTAGAGACACCTAAACTCAAACTTATGGGCATTGAGACTGCAAAGTCATCAACTCCTTTGTGGGTGAGACGAAGACTAGAAGATGCAATTAAGATTGTCATGCGTGGTGATGAACAGCAGTTATGGGACTTTGTAGAAACTGCAAGAAAAGAATTCAGAGAACTTCCGCCAGAAGATGTTGCATTCCCTAGAGGGTGTAAAGGTCTCATTCAGTATGCAGACCCAACTCACATCTATGGCAAGGGTACACCAATTCATGTCAGAGGTTCATTACTATTCAATCATAGACTTAAAGAAATGAATCTACTGAAGAGATATGAACCTATTCAAAACGGTGAGAAGATTCACTTTACATATCTTACTATGCCAAACCCTATCAATGAGAATGTGATATCATTCACTAACTCATTACCAAAAGAATTTGATTTACATAGATTTGTAGATTATGATTTGCAGTTTGATAAATCATTTATCGAACCATTACGAAACATCATAGGACATATTAACTGGAATGTAGAACCAGTTGCGAGTTTAGATTCCTTTTTTGGATAAATAACTCTATGGCATACTCAAAAAAAGTAGTCGATAGATTCGAAGAAGTCTTGAACAATCCATCAAAACATGGAGTCGGAAGATTCGACCCAAATGACCCAAATGTAGTGACCGGTTTAGCTGGTGCACCTGCATGTGGTGATGTAATGAAATTAGATTTAAAAGTAAATCCTGATACTGAAGTTATTGAAGATGTCAAATTTAAAACTTATGGGTGTGGTTCTGCTATTGCAAGTTCATCTTTATTCGTAGAACTCTTAATGGGTAAAACCATGACTGAGGCACAACTGATTAAAGATAAAGAAATTGCAGATGCATTAGAACTACCGCCAATCAAATTGCATTGTTCTGTTCTTGCAGAAGATTCTATAAGAAAGGCATTGAAAGATTGGGCAGAAAAAACTGCACATAGAAAACATAATCAGGTATAAAAAATGTATAGATATAAAGTAAACATAGTGAAGGTAGTCGATGGTGATACAGTAGATGTAGATATTGATTTAGGGTTCGGTATGGTGTATAAAAAACAGAGAGTAAGAATGTTAGGCATCGATACTCCTGAAAGCCGAACAAGAGATTTAGTAGAAAAGAAATTTGGTAAAGCATCTAAAAAACATCTTAAAACAATTTTAGAAGAAGCAGAATCAATCGAACTAGTATCACACGATAAAGGAAAGTTTGGAAGAATCTTAGGAGATTTGTTCATTGGTTCAAATGAAACATCTGTAAATCAACAGATGATTCTTGACCACCATGCAGTCGCATATACAGGTGGTAATAAAGAAGAAACTGAAGCTGCCCACATGGCAAACAGAGAAGTATTACTAGAACAAGGTGTTGTAGTTTTAGAGACACAATCAGAGTTAGAACTATGACAATCCATATAATGGATATATTTTACATGATTATGATTGCAATCATATTTGGTTTTATAATTCATTTAGAAACTCAATGTAAAATGATACTAGAAATTTTAGAACAACAATCTAAATACAAAAGTTGTCGTGAAGACTTTCCAGAATTAGAAGAAAACCTACTAGACAAATAACACATCTTCTAGTATACTAGATTAGTATATTACATATTATGGAGAAGTGAAATGTCATTTATAAAAGATTTAGTCAAAGCATCAGGCAATGAATACGCAGGAGTAGTTTCCGATGGCGTCAATGCTGGTGATGTAGATTCATTCGTAGATAGTGGGTCGTACATATTTAATGCTTTGCTGAGTGGGTCACTATATGGTGGTCTACCCAAAAACAAAATCACCGCAATCGCTGGTGAATCAGCAACAGGTAAAACTTTCTTTGCATTGGGAATGGTAAAACAATTCCTTGCAGATAATCCTGAATCTGCTGTTATCTACTTTGAGTCAGAGTCCGCAATCAGTAAAGCAATGATTGAAGAAAGGGGTATAGACTCAGATAGAATTGTTATCGTGCCTGTGGTAACAGTACAAGAATTCAGAAATCAGGCAATCAACATTCTCGACAAGTACTTAGAGACACCAAAGGATGAAAGACCTCCGATGATGTTTTGTTTAGACTCACTTGGTATGTTATCAACTACCAAAGAGATACAAGATACTGCTGACGGAAAAGAAACCAAAGACATGACTCGTGCCCAAATTACTAAGGGTGCATTTAGAGTATTAACTTTAAAACTAGGTCGTGCAGGTGTTCCAATGATTGTGACTAATCATACATATGATGTGATTGGTTCTATGTTTCCTCAGAAAGAAATGGGTGGGGGTAGTGGTCTCAAGTATGCCGCTAGTTCAATCATCTATCTTTCAAAAAGAAAAGAAAAAGAGGGTACAGAAATCATTGGAAATATTATACACTGTAAGAACGCCAAATCAAGATTGACTGTAGAAAATAGAATGGTCGATGTAAGATTAACATATGACTCAGGCTTAGATAGATACTATGGTCTGCTAGACATGGCACTTGCAAGTGGTGTATTCCAGAAGTCAAGTACAAGGGTGTTATTACCAAATGGCAAAACAGAATTTGGTAAAACAATTAACAACAATCCCGAAAAGTATTTCACTCCAGATGTAATGGAGAGATTAGAAAAAGTCGCAAACAATTATTTTAAGTATGGAAGCAATGAGAATAGAACAGACAATCCTGAAGAACCTGATTCAGAGTGAACAGTTTACACGAAAAGTAATTCCTTTTCTTAAACCTGAGTACTTTGCCGATTCATCTGAGCAGTTGGTGTATAACGAGATAAAATCTTATTTCGAAAAATACACCAAGAGCCCAACACTCGAAGCACTTCTCATAAACCTAGACAATGATACATCTCATTCAGAGAATATCATTACAGGTTGTAAAGAGTTGTTGGGCTCAATGCCAGAAGAAGAGACACCAATAGATTGGTTAGTAGATGAAAAAGAGAAGTGGTGCAAAGATAGAGCAATCTATATTGCAGTCATGGATTCAATCGAAGTCATTGATAAGAAGTCGCAAAGGTCTACAGGTGAGATACCAGAACTATTGAAAGATGCATTGTCAGTATCATTTGACCAACACATTGGTCATGATGTCTTAGAAGATGCAGAAGAACGATATGAGTTCTACACAACAGAAGAAGAGAAACTTCCGTTTGACTTAGAATACTTCAACAAGATTACCAAAGGTGGTTTGCCCAATAAGACATTAAACATTTGTCTCGCAGGTACTGGTGTTGGTAAATCTTTATTCATGTGTCACATGGCTGCAAGTGCATTGATGATGAACAAGAATGTACTTTATATTACACTTGAAATGTCAGAAGAAAGAATTGCAGAGAGAATAGATGCAAACATTATGAATGTACCTATGAAAGATTTGCCTGATATGTCTAAGAAAGAATACGGCAAGAAGATTGGTAGACTTAAATCTAAGACTCAAGGTAAACTTATTGTAAAAGAATATCCTACTGCAGCCGCCCATGCAGGTCACTTTAGACATCTATTACAAGAACTAGAGATTAAGAAAGACTTCAAACCTGATATCATCTTTATCGACTATCTAAACATATGTGCCTCTCAGAGAATTAGACCAGGTGCTGGGGCAAACTCTTATACACTAGTTAAGAGTATTGCAGAAGAACTTAGAGGTGTTGCAGTAGAATGTGATGTACCTATTATGAGTGCAACACAAACAACAAGAAGTGGTTTTGGTTCTACTGATATTGGTCTTGAAGATACTTCAGAATCATTTGGGTTACCTGCAACAGCAGACTTGATGTTTGCATTGATTACATCTGAAGAACTAGAAGAGTTAGACCAACTCGTAGTGAAACAGTTAAAAAACAGATACAATGACCCTACAATCTTTAAGAGATTTGTAATAGGTATCGATAGAGCAAGAATGAAACTCTATGATGTAGAACAAGAGGCACAAGAAGAATTAGTAGATGGCGAAATGTTAATCGATGACAGTATACCTGTCGCTGATAGGGCAAGACCTTCAACTAAGTTTAACGATTTTAATATGTAATTATGGAACCATTTGTACAAAAACAATTCGATGAATATCAGGCCAATAGGGTCGAGAAAGACATCGTATCAAAAGAAGAACTCAGAGAACTACTGATAAAAGATTTATCATTCGTATCTAAAATGGGTGTAGCAGAATACACCTTATATCAGAAGTACCAAGAGATACACATGAAGTATCCGACACAAACAGTTTCTACATTGTTTGGCGAAGAGACTAACTTTGTTAATGAAGACCATTTAAAACTTATCAATGAGACTAAGAACAACATATGGTTTCCTAATTCATACGAAGACTTTGAGAAACTAGAACCAGAACTGATTTATACAGACTCGAACAAAGATAGACAGTCTGCTGGTACTCTTACAGAGAAATGGAATTGTCTTAGAACAATGACACACTCACAAAAGAACTCATCAAACATAGGTAGAAATCTACATTACATTGTTAGAGACAAAGTGACCGAGAAGTATCTTGGTGTTATCTGTATTACAGGTGACTTTATCGACTTAACACCTAGAGATGATTACATTGGGTGGGAAAGAATATACAAAACGAATAGTGGTAAACTAAACAACAGCGCCATAGGTTCAAGTATTCTACCAACACAACCACTAGGGTTCAATTACACTGGTGGTAAACTCATGGCATTGTTATGTACTGCCGATGTGATACAGAAACAATGGGAAGAAAACTACGGAGATAAACTAGTCGGTATGACTACTACATCTCTCTATGGTAAATCTAAGACAGGTGGGTTATCACAATACGACAGACTCAAACATTGGAAGAAAATGGGATACAGTCAAGGTTCATTATCATTTGAAATGACCAAAGAGACTGAAAGAAAGATGCTAGACTATGCAGAACACCATTTCAATGAGAGATACTTCTTATTGTATGTTGCAAAGAGAGAAAGTGGTCAGACTCTTAAGAGAGACCATAGAAATCGTATGAGACAATTCATGTACTCGCAACTTAAGATACCAAAAGAGTTGCAGAAGTCAGACCATCAAAGAGGTATCTACTATTCTTGTTTCTATGAAAACACTAGAGAATTTCTTAGAGGTGAGATAGAACAAGACCAATTGATAAGAAACAACAATGATGGTTCAGTCGAAACACTTACTCAGTTATGGAAAGATAAGTATGCGGCTAAACGAATAAATAACCTCATGAACGCAGAGAGACAAAACTTAACAGAAACATTATTCTATGATGATATTGTATCTATGTCATGGGATGAATGTAAACACAAATACTTAGGGGCAGTAGGAAGATGAACATTATAGATATGATACCAGTGACAGCAAAGAAACAAGTTAAGGTCGATAGAGATACCTACAGAGAGTTTACAGAGGCAGTTGATAGATTGGCATCACAAGGTGTTGAATTGCCACACTCAGTAGAATTTTTAAGAGAGACCGATGAATTTAAGATTGAACTCTTAGATGCAAATAACATTGACTTAGAACATTTAGACACGCTACTGTAGCTCACTCGGTAGAGCAGCTGATTTGTAATCAGCAGGTAGTCAGTTCGATTCTGACCAGTAGCTCCAATTAGGATATATTATGAAATATGAATTAGACTTAATGCGACCAGAATATGCAGAAGGTTGTCATAGAGTACAACATTCAGGCATACATCATCACCATTCAGAACTATGGCACCTAGAGGCATGGAAATGGATTGGGATAAACATGAGAGATGCTTGGGTAATCAAACACGAAAACAAAGTGATTGGTTATTTTGCAGGTATGGTGCAATTCGTAAATGAACCTGAAGACGAACATTACGGTGAAGGATTGGGTTACTTCGGTGCAGATATCTGTTTAGATATGGATCCTGAACGAAAGTATCCTGATGCCATGAATCAATTGTTTGCTCGTATATGTGACATTCATCCTTACATAACTGGTTATTGTGGAGAAGACAATCAACCATTAATCGATTTCAACAACAAATGGGGTTTTGACAGGTGGAAAACTATCC